TTCTTTGGTGTTTTGCTCTTGATATATTTGAGCCAAACTTTTTGTTTTGGGATCATTTCTCGGTAAATGGAATAAATTTGTTTCTTATTGGTTGGATTAATCTTTTGTACATAATTTACAATATCAATGTAACCTATATACATAGATAAATATCTATGAACCATGTAAGAATTGAACTTATCCCATGACTCTTCACTGAAGTTTTCAGCAGGAGTCTTAGTTACCGTGATTTCATTCAACCACTCGAAGAGGGTTGTTGGGTTGGTCATCGCGGAGTTCTTTTGGGAGGGTTGCTTGGAGTACTTCACCTGTAGTTGGGTCATAGAATACTGGGATAGGCATATAAGCATCCTCAGCTGTTCCTGTTACGAATTTGGAAATTTTACGAATGATGAACCCTTGAGCCCATACTTTACCATTTTTGTGTTCTACCGACTCTGTGTTTTTAAGATCGATATTCATGTTCATTTGATCCATGATTATTGTTTTTGTTGTTTATAATCTAAGTAAAATCCTATTGCTACTATAATATTCATACCAAAAGACATAAGGATTTCATGTATGTCTTGGTAGATTGTTGTCATTAGATGAACGTGACCTACCATCCAGAAAGGTATGGATAAGTTTTGGCTAATCCAAATTACTAAAAATTTTAGGAATTGTTTCATTTTCGTTCAAAAAATAAATTTATTTCATGTCCTTCAGTTTGAACAAAGGAGTCAATAATTTTAAACCCATTAACATTTAAAAAAGTAATAGCAGTTTCTACTCTATTATCTGTATTTTTGTATATGTCTAATCCACATCCTACTTCTAAAATACCTGCTTCAACTATGTTTATTTTATGTTTTAAACTTCTTAAAACATTGATATCGTTTCCTTGAGCATCAATGTGTAGGTAGTCAATTTTGTTAATATTATACATTGTAACAAAATCATATAATGTAATAGTAGGAACTAGGTATGAGTGGTGTGTTTCCATATCACCTCTATAAAAGTTAGGATCATCAATATCCCATTTTCCCCCTCTTAAATTATCATAATCAAAGTCAAATAAACTACTGCTCCCCCAATCATACCCTGTTGAAACATTAAAATTTTTAAATGCATTTTCAATATCAATAGCCCAGGGAAAAACCATTACTTTTGAATTATTTCTATACTTTTCCCAAAGCATATTACATAATTCTTGAATAGGTTCAAATGCAAATACTCTATCGTATTGTTTAATAAAACGATCAGTATCTGTACCTCTATTAGCTCCTACTTCAATACAAGTAGTCATAATACTTTAGGTTTAGCTAATTCAATTAGTTTAGAGATAAGAGCCATTGCGTTTATTTCCTTGTCAATGCGGAAATTAGCTTGGTACGAATATTCGTTAACGTATACTGCCACCATTCCTTCGGACCCAGGAGCATAGACAGAAGCGTTATCATAAAGGTAACGATATAATTCTTCAAAGTCTTGAACATTTGCATCTGCAATAATTTGTCTAATATTATTAAAACTTGGTTTCTTTTGGGTAAGTTCTTTTAAAACTTGTGTTATGTAATTAGATGAAACTAATACTGATTTGTCTATTTTAAGCCACTTATCGTTTTCACCTTTTACTTTATCATGAACAATTGATAATTGAATAGTGTTAAGACATTTACGTAAATCTGGATAAAATTGATTTACGATTGTTTTTAGATCATCACGTTGAAATGAAACACCTTCAGTTTCCATGATACCAGCAATGTGTGCTGCTACTTCGGCTTTAGAAGGTGGTATAATTTTCAGGACTTGACATCTTGATTGAAGTGGGTCAATGATACGTTCCACGTAGTTACAGGTTAAAATAAACCTAGTACTACGTGAGAACGTTTCAATGACGTTTCGAAGAGATGCCTGCGCCTGGATAGTGAGAAAATCGGCTTCGTCTAGGATAACAACCTTAAGAGGTTTAAACGAAGCTGTAGATGCAAACCCAGATACTTTATCTCGAATTGTTTCAATTCCTCTTTCATCACTTGCATTGATATAAAGATGATCACAATTAAGATTATTTACAATTAATTTAGCTAATGTAGTTTTACCTGTGCCTGCTGGACCGTAGAATATTAGGTTTTGGATATCGTTTTGTTTTAGATATTGGGCGATTGTTGTTTTAATATTTTCATTACCAACATATTCGTCTAATCCTTTAGAACGATATTTTTCAACTAATAAACTATGCTCTTTAGTAGTCACCATAAATGTTGAATTTCTTAGGTGGTTCAGGTTTAATTTCTATTTCTTCTGTACGTATAACATACAACTTACTATCTAGGGGGGCAAGCCTAAATTCGGCTTTTTCACCAGTTAAACTAAACCATGCTTCTATAGCCTCAGTAATTGAGTTATGTATTTTTTTATCACCAACTAGAGTCCACCTATCACCAGGTGGTACTCTATTAGCAATTAATTCTAGAAATTCTTGTTTTTCTTTCATTATTGGTACATTGTAAAATCCACCCCTCCACCTTCATTTTGAGGTTTTTCTTTTAAGGGTTCATCTACAACAACACATTCAGTTAAAAGAATAGTTCCTGCTACTGAAGCAGCGTTTTCAAGTGCTAAACGTGTTACTTTAGCTGGGTCGATAATACCTTCTTGTTTCATGTTAGCAAACATTTCGGTTTTAAGGTTATAACCATACCACTCATCTTCTTCTTGGATAACATTCCAAGCCAACATTTCAGCTTTAGTATTGTCATATCCAGCGTTGATAAGAATTTGGCTAAATGGTTTACCACAAGCTTGGTACACAATCTTAGAACCAATATTAGCGTCTTCGATTGCCTCACGAGCATAAAGTAATGCTGCTCCACCACCAGGTACAATACCTTCTTCGATAGCGGCTTTAGTTGCTTGGAGTGCATCATCAACACGGTCTTTCTTTTCTCTCATTTCAGTTTCAGTGTTGCCACCAACGTGGACTATTGCCACTCCTCCGACGAATTTCGCGAGCCTTTCTTGGAGCTTTTCAACTTCGAACGGCGTTGTTGCTTGTTCGATTTGTTGCTGAAGTGCTTCAATACGTGCTTCAATTCGTCCTGTTTCTCCTTTTCCATCTACAATTGTAGTTGTTTCTTTATTTACAGTTACAGTACGTGCTTCACCAAACCAGTCCCAAGAAAATTTATCAAGTTTCATTCCTTTTTCCTTGCTAAATACTTCTCCACCAGTTAGTGTAGCAATATCATCTAAAATAAGTTTACGACGTTCTCCAAAGTCTGGGGCTTTAACAGCGCAAACTGAAAGTATACCTCGCATTTTATTTACAATTAAAGTTGCGAGTGCTTCACTATCAACACCTTCGGCAATGATAAGAAGAGGGCGGCCTGTACCAGATACACCTTCTAATACAGGAAGAAGATCTTTAACATTTTGAAGACGCATATCAGCAAGTAAAATATAAGGATTATCTAATACTGCTGACATTGTAGCGTTATTTGTTACAAAGTAAGGGGACACAAATCCTCGATCAAATTGAATACCTTCTACGGTTTCAAGGTATGTTTCACCAGATTTACTTTCTTCAATCGTTACTACACCTTCACGACCTACTTTGTTCATAGCAGTAGCAATCAACTTACCTACTTCAGGGTCGTTGTTGGCTGAGATAGTAGCAATTTGTTCAAGTTGGTCTTCAGAAGAAATATCTTGAGCATTTTTGCGAACTGCTTCTACTACTTGCTTTACTGCGGCATCAATACCACGCTTAATCTCTACTGCGTTAGCTCCGTTATTAAGGTGAGATAAACCTGCTTTTACCATCTCACGAGCTAACAACGTAGAAGTTGTAGTTCCATCACCTGCACCATCCGCAGTCTTAATTGCAGCTTGCTTTACCATTGAAGCTCCTACTTCTTCTACATTGTTGCCCAATGAAATAGATTTAGCAACCGTAACACCATCTTTGGTGCTTTGAGGATAACCTTGGTTATTTGCGATAACCACATTTCGTCCGTTAGGACCAAGCGTTGCAACTACCGCATCCGCTAATTTATCAATACCTGTTACAAGTTGTTTTCGTGCGTCAGGTCCAAATTCAATAACTTTACTCATTTTCTTTTACAATTTTAGCTAAAACTTCATTTTCTTTACCTACCCAATATTCAGTACCTTTATACTCAAATTTAGTAAACCCCATTGTAGGAAGTACTACAATATCACCTACTTTAAGTTGGGTAGGGACAAAATTACCACCCGCAATAACGTGACCAGGACCTACAGCTACTACTTCGGCTGTTTTATTGGTTTCATTTCCTAAGTCAGGAACAACGATATTTCCATAACGGGTTTCTTCGATTTCTACCGGTTTTACAACAACGGCATTATACAATGCTTCAATCATGCTTTTACTAGTTTTTTAAGTTGTTCAGCTTTAGCCTCAAAACGTTCTACGAATTCACGAAGTGAATCATAACTTTCAGATTTAGCACTATCGC